ATGGAATGGGATGAAATTATTAGAGCAAATATCCGAACTATCATTAAGGAAAAAGGTTTTTTGCAAAAAGCTGTGGCAAGTCGTGCTGGTTATAGTACTCAGAAATTTAATAATATGCTCACAGGTCGACGGAATATCCGTGCTGATGAAATCCCGCGTATTGCAAATGCTCTTGGATGTTGCAGTGAGGACATATTTGCACCCAAATTAAAAACAAAATAATAAAGAACTTCAAAGTAAAGTGTTGCCTGAATGATGGGCATTAAACACGGAAAGGAGCAGAAAATGGAGCAGTTACAGGTATTCACAAACGAAGACTTCGGGCGGGTGCGCACCATCCGGGAGGACGGGAGGGTGCTTTTCTGTGGGACAGACATTGCAAGGGCGCTGGGATATAGCAATCCGCGCAAGGCTGTCCGCGACCACACTAGGGGAGGAACGAAACGTTCCACCCCCACCGACAGCGGTTTTCAAGAGATGACTTTCATCCCGGAAGGCGACGTGTACCGCCTAATTGTGCGAAGCAACCTGCCGAGCGCGGAGCAATTTGAGCGGTGGGTATTTGACGAAGTGTTGCCGACGATCCGAAGAACGGGCGGATACCGGAGCGGACAGGCGCTGGATATGGAGACAGTGCAGACAATCATTACACAGACGGCAACGGCGATTTGCGGGGAACTCGTGAGACAGCTTGCGCCACTGCTTCAGGAATCACCGGAGGATGAATACATGATTCTTTCCGACCTGCCGCGCCTGAGCCGAAAACGGAAGTCCGTGAGCATCATATCCCGCCTTGAACCGGCACTGCGCGGCAAGGTGGAGGACATGATCGAGAGCGAACGGTATACGTACCGGGAAATCAGGAATTTTCTGGAGATGCAGGGTATCAAGATATCGACAACGGCAATCGGCCAATACGCCAAGAAGCTATACCGATTTTAAACGAAAAAATAAAGGGGCGTAACGGATGAAAAAAGAACTGCTGGCACAACCGTTAGGGTTGGGCGAAGTGTATGCAAGCGGCAACCGGTTATATCTTATTTTAGGCATTGATGATGATTGCCTGATGCCGAGCGTTCGATTGCGCAGGTTAAAAGACGGCTACGAATTTGATGCGGCAGGAGCGGCACTGTACCGCACCGATCGCGGGACAGAGCTGTTATGGGACATAAGCAAAAACGGATGTTTTGCACATTGAAGGGAGGGATGCAAATTGGATGGAAGCTGCCCCGATTGGGGATGCTGCTGCGACCACGAAAGAGAGTGCTGCGGCTACGTCAGAGGTACGGGAAACTCCGACCACCTTGGAGAACGCGGAGGGTGCAAGTACATTGACGAGTTTCAGCAAGACGAAGAAAATCACAAAAAATGAATACAAATAAAGGAGAATCTGTTATGAGAAAGTTAGAACTTCCCTGTGAAATCGGTGACCTTGTGTATGAGGTGTTTTTTGATGAAGAGCTGAAACGTGCTGTGATGGTGCCGCCCCACAAGGTGGAGGATGTTTCCGTATATTCGATTTTGATTGCCGGAGACTGGACGAGCCGATCGGAGATTGGCAAAACGGTGTTTTTCGAGCCGGAGGAAGCGGTAAAGGCCTGCGCGGAAATGAACGCAACGAAGGGAGAAGCCATTCAAATCGGCGACTTGGTATATGAGGTAGTTTTTGATGAAGAGCTGAAGCGTGTTACGCTGGAGCCGCCCCGCAAGGTGGAAGACATTTCCGAATATTCCATTTTAATTGACGGCCGTTGGGTAAGCCGATCGGAGATTGGGAAAACGCTGTTTTTTGAGCCGGAGAGGGCAGTTGCTGCTTGTCTGAAAATGAGTTACGGAATTGGGTGGCTTAACATTGTAGCTGATCTAGAGAGCGGTGAAACGCACGCAAAGGAGAATGACGATGCGAGTGATTTTGATTGAGCCGGGGGCGGCGCCGGAAGTTAAAAATATTGAGTGGCACGGCAATGCAGATGAGCTTTTAGGAGGCTTTGCAGGGCTGATGCAATTCCCTTTCGACGCGGCAGGCGTTTTGCATGACGCAGACGGGGCACTGAAAGGGAAACCGCAAAATCGGATGTATCGAGGACAATGGCTGCACGGGCGTGCAGTCATTGTAGGAGTAAAAGACGGTACATACTGCGACCTCTCTCCCGAGCAGGAGGTGCTTTATGCACAGCGTTGGAAGAATACCAAGATACCCTATGAGAAGATGCGATGGGACAGATGTTAAGACAGCCGAAACGGCTCTGCAAGGGGCCGTCGTGCAGGGGGTGACTGCCCTGCGCCTGAAGATGGCAGGTCAAACAAAAAGCCCGCACTGGGCGGGCGGAAAGGAGAACCGTCTATGGAAAAAAGGCTTTGGCTTAGCTGCGATGGAAAAGTTATGATAGGCAGTCAAGAGCTTCCACGGTGTCGGGTTCTTTCAATAGAGCCTCAACATGAACGTCGTGATGCTCGCGTTACATTCGAGGTTGAGGTTAATGAACTTGATATACAGTTTCAAGCAAGGGGACTAAACAAAGAAAGCGGCAATCCCACCGACAAGTGAAAATGCGGAAGACAGATAATTGAGGACTTCCTGCAACCCGGTTTTAAAGCGGTTTTCCATGTAGACGAGCGCACTGTGAGAGAGCAAAAAATTCCCGCTCATATCTACATCCAAATCAAAGGCGGCATTCAGCTCATGCAAAATGTCCCTGTAGTCACTATCCGAAAGGTCGGGAAACAGCTTCCCTCTCCATGCTTCAGAGACATCAAACGCCATTGCATCCGTGCGAGGCATCCCTTGCTTAACACGTTTCAGGTAAACCGCGTACACTAGACAGAGAAATTTGTCGGCGGCTTTTGTCAACGTCATATCAATTCACCCCCTTTTTATTCAGTATAGTACATAAAGGGAACCCGAACAAGGAGGATGACCAATGAAGTTTACAATACGAGATGATGAGATTACTCCCGGAGGGCGGAACGGCTTTTTGGATCATGTTCCTATCCCGTGGAATTTCGGAATTGACATTACAGAAATTCGACCGACGGGGCGCGCTAAGGTGCGTATTGAGTGCCGGCTTCCGATGGGCAATGATGCCGACAAGCAAGCAGACAACGGTGAACGCCCAGCAGAAAGATGTCAAAAGCTTTGAAGTATTGAACCGCGGTATTTTCAAGTGATGCAGAAAAGAATAACAGCCGAAACGGCTCTGCAAAGAGCCGTCGTGCAGGGGGTGACCGCCCTGCGCCTGAAGATGGCAGGTCAAAGGCAGGTGAGTTTTTTGGAAATAAAACTGAATCTTCGACAGGTTGCAGAATTGCTGAACGTTTCACTTAGAACTATTCAGCATAAAGCTAAAACGGGACAAATTCCCGCGGAATGCACACTAAATTCGCTTAACCGACCTGAATATACAGTGCTTTTATCCGATTTGCCGGCAGACATTCAGCGCCGCTGGTACGAGCGCAACGGAGAGCGTGCAGAGGTAACGGAGCTGTTGGAGGAGGCGAAGCAGAAGATTGACAAGAAGCCAGCCAGCCGAAAGGAGCTGGACCACTACACGGCAGCAGAGCGCGAACAAATTGCGTTTTGGATGGATGTGGTGGACGAATGGCGGGCATACCGCAGCGGCGATGGACGCGCAGCGGAACTGGACGAGGATTTTGTAGAAAGACTGCGGGCGCGCTATCCTGACAAGCAGATCAGCAAGCCGACTCTATATCGAAAGTGGCAGGCGATTCGGCGGGATGATTGGGATAGTCTGATCGAGAACCGCGGAAAAGGACGCAAGGGATACAGCAGCATTCACCCGGAAGCATGGGAAATCTTCAGCGGTCTTTATTTAGAGGAAACAAAGCTTGGGATTGAGCGATGTATGGAGCTTACAGAAGAATGGGCACGAATTAACTGCCCGGGAGCGCTCCCTCTGCCATCGCCGCCCACTTTCCAACGCGCCATTCAGAAAATCCCTCCAGATGTGAGGTACTACGCCAGAGAGGGCCCACGGGCTTGGTGGGCTAAGTACAGCCCGTACATTACCAGAAAATACGACGAGATGGTGAGCAACGAGGTTTGGGTTGGGGATACGTACACCATGGATATTGTGACCATGGCTGAAACAGGACAACTGCACCGTATGTACTTATCAGCGTGGGTAGACGCACGAAGCGGGATCTTTGTGGGATGGAGCATCAGCGGAGAAAGCAAAAGTCAGAACAGTGTGAATGCTTTACGAGATGCCTGCATCCGACAAGGCACGCTGCCATTGCTCAATCTATACACAGACAACGGACGTGAATATTTAACATTTGACTTCGGCGGGCGCGGACACCGCGCAAAAGCGATTCTTGCAAACGGAGAAGCGCCGTTCCAGCCGCTGACGATTATACAGCGAATGGAAGTGAAAATGATCAATGCCATTCCGAAAAACTCGCGTGCTAAAGTGGTGGAGCGTTCCTTCAGGGCACTTAAAGACAGAGTGATGCGTCTGTTCCCTACTTTTACAGGCGGCAGCCCGGCAGAAAAGCCGGAGCAGTTAAAGGGGATTTTGAAAGATGGCAAAAATGTGCCGACGGATGAACAAGCCCGGGATATTCTGGACAAGCTGATTCAATATGACCTGAATTATTCCAAATACAATGGTTCGGTTGTGAAGGATCAGGGAAAGCGAAAAATTGACGTCTACAACGAGTATTGCGTAGAAGAAAAAGTGGCAGCCAGCGAAGAGGTTCTGCGGCTGATGCTGATGCGTTCGACACGGCCTATCACAGTTAAGAGGGACGGCATTGTGACGTCAATTAACGGAGTGCCGATGAAATTCTGGTGTGAAGAAATCAGACACTATGTAGAGCGTAAGGTTTACATTCGGTATGATCCCGCTGACTTGTCAAGTGTGCGTATGTATGATGCAGACAAAGACAATTATCTGATGACTGTAGGACGCAGCCCGCTGGAGGCAAGTTATCACGAAGATCCAAAAGTGCTGGCGGCACTGATGAAAGCAGAACGCCGCGTGGAACGCGCTGTGCGAGAAGATGTGAAAACACGCCGAGAACGCGGTAAGGACGTGAATCCGGTTGAATATGCACTGAATTTGGCCGCCAGAAACGCTGCCGGACCAGTGGCGAAAAAGAATATCAAACGCACAAGGATTTTGTACGATCAGGAAACAGGACGAGCACCGCAGCTTCCCATGGCGGTGGGCGACAGTGACGATTTAGATATCGCACTGATGAACCGAAATCGGATGAAGAGAATGAAAGGGGCAATCGATGATGGAGAAGACATTTAATGCTGAATTACAGGAGCGGACACGAGAGTATTTAGCCACAAGCGGTGTGAGCCAGGCAAAGCTTGCACAAAAATTAGGAATGAACGGAAGCACCACACTGAGCCGATGGCTGAGCAGTTCATACAGCGGTGATGTAGAGAAAATCGAAAGAGCGTTAGAGGAGTTCTTTCGAGTGGAGAGTGCCACAGATGCGGCGAAGGAAAAGGCCGCCCCCTACCGCCCCGCCGGTGATTATGTTCCAACCAGTATCAGTGAAGATGTGTATGAGGGAATCAAACACTGCCAGCTGCATCGGTGTGTGACGGTACTGCATGGAGATGCAGGCGTTGGCAAAACGAAGGGTGCAGAAAAGTTTCTGAGAGAGAATCCTTCCAGTACGATTTACATTACACTAAGCCCTGCTACAAGCGACCTGAACGCTGTTTGCAAAAAGCTTGCAAAAGCTTTGAAAGTGCCGGTGCGCAACAGGGCGGATATGATGGAGGAAGTACGGGCGCGCCTTGCAGGAACCAATAAGGTCATTGTGGTGGACGAAGCCCAGTTTTTAAAGCTGCCGGCAATCGATGAGCTCAGGACATTGAGTGATACGGACATTGAAACCGGCACACCGGGCAACGGCGTATGCTTTATCGGAAACAGCGAAATACATGACAGAATCCAAGGAAAGGCACAGGCTGAATTTGCACAGCTGTTTACTAGGATAAGAATGCCGAAGCGTTACTTAGCGAGCCGGATTACTGTGGAGGATATACGCAAGCTGTTTCCTGCCTTAAACGGCGAGCCGGAGCTGGAATTCCTGCTCGGAATTGCACGCAGTGTATATGGAATTCGGATGGCGCAGAATATTTACGAAAATGCCATTGATCTGGAGGATGTAAGCTGTGAAGGTTTACGCAGGGTGGCAAAAGCGATGAGCGTAGGCAGTACAACATAAGGAGGAAAAATGGAGTACAGACATATCATTGAGCTTCGGCTCTGCGAATCACCCTGTCAAGGGCAGTCCTGCTGTGACTGCTGTGGTAAAGCCCCTGCCATACATTTGGCAGGGGCGGACTGCTTTCCGTTCCAACGATGGGATGACGGGAGCTGCTGCCGTCGAAGCCGCGGGAAAAAGCCGGATGAATGTATGCATTTGAGAGGACTACTGCGGCGAGAATGGCTGAGCAAAGAAAAAGATTCGTTATAAGGGGGAAGTTCCCCCGTCGTAATGCAGCCACGCAGAAGTGTGTGCCGGTCACAAGCCCGGAAAAATGCAGAGTGAGGACATCAAGAAAGGACGGAACGATATGGCAAGAAAGACCCTGAAAAGTGAGCCGGTACTGCGAGACTGGGCGGCAGTAGACGGTGCACTCAAAGACATTCGGGAATTACAGCACACATTGGCAGAGCTTCAAATTGAAAAAGCTCGAAAAATGGATGCAATCACGGAAGAGTACAGTGAGAGAAGCGCTCCATTGGAGAAAAAAGTGAAGTCAATTGGAAAAGATGTTAAGGAATTTGTAGATGCACATCGCCTTGATATGGAAGGAAAAAGCCGACGTCTGCACTTCGGCTCGGTGGGATATCGTGCAGGAAGCAAGCTTGTTCTCAGCAACGAAAAGGTTAAGGATGCCATCGCCACACTGAAGGCACTGGGGTTTGCGAGCTGCATTGAAATTAAAGAAACTTTGAAGCGAGATGAGGTAAAAAAGCAGCCGCAGGCGGTATTGGATCAGATCGGTGCGTACATTAAAACAACGGACGAATTCTACTACGATATTTCCGACCGTGCCGTAGACGAATAAAAGAAAGGAGGCGGCCGGGATATGGGCGCGATGAATGTTGGAAAAGGAACAATTCAAAATATTTATGCTCTGGGTGCTCGGCTGGGTATGGTAAAGCAGGGCGGCGGGCATGAGGATGCGCTTCATGCGCTGGTGTGTGGGATGACCGGTAAGGAAAGCGTTTCAGCCCTAACCCCGGCTGAAGCACAAGCAGTGCTGGCGGAGCTGCGCAGACGCAGCGCCCCGGCTGGGCAGTGCAAAAGAAAGAGGAAGTATGAAGAGCTTCCGGGAGGAATGAGCGCAGCACAGCAGAAAAAGGTGTGGTTTTTGATGTTTCAGCTGGAGAAGTTTGACCCCGCGCCAAAAGGTGTTCAGCTTCATGATCGGCTTTGCGGGCTGATTGAGAAGCAGTTCGGGGTGACAGCCTTCTCCTCCCAACCATTCCGGTTTCTCACACGCGCACAGGGCAATGCGCTCATTGAAGGACTGAAAAGCTTGACCGAGCGCAAAGAACTGGAGTATCTGCACAGCGAACGTTACCGACAGAATCGGGAGGCGGAAGATCATGCGCAATGAGCTGATGAGAAATCTAAGTCTGGAGGACTTAGAAGGAAATGCGCGGGAGCTGGCAGAGCTGATCGGGATGGAAGGTTTTATCCGAGTGGTAGAGGTGTACGGCGGAAGCAGCAATCTGTATATTCCTAAGGCTGAACAGCTGGTAAGACCTCTTCGCGATGACTGCATTCGCAGAGAGTTTAATGGCAGCAATATGTCACAGCTTGCGCGAAAGTGGGGGCTGACGGAGCGATACATTCGCGAAATTCTAAAAAACAATATTAGAGGTTTACACGAGGCTCAAGTCGAAGGACAGTTAAATTTATTTGAAGCTTCAAACTGCGAAGAAAAAAAGTGAAACAGAGCAAGTGCAGCACTGATAGAAATACAAGGTATGATTGTCTCAAAGAGACGGTCATACCTTATTTTTTTACAGGGGGAAACAGTGTGACATTTGATGCAGGAACATGGTGGCTTGTCGGTATTTTACTGACGTCACTGCTTGGAGTGGTAGGCGGACTCGTAAGCCGTTCGATTTTCAAGCAAATTGACGAAAATCGCAGTGATATCAAAGAGGTGCGGGAAAATTACACAACACGCAATGCACATCAAAAGGATATTGAAGCCGTTCGCAATGACATGAAAGAAATGCGAGCGGAGGTTCGGACGGAGATTCAAACGATGTCCGGAGATGTACGAGACATCAAGGAAAACTGCATCCGCAGAGAGGAATTTTTGCAGAGCCAGCTGAAGCTTGAGGGAAAGCTGGATAAATTGATGGACTATGTCATGAAAGGGGGCATGAAATATGACTGAGTGGGAACTCCGAAAAAAGATTGAGTCCGGGGAGCTGGCATCGAACAACGGTACGGTAATGAGGACATTGGCGGTTGCCGGAAACGATTACAAATACCTGAAACTGAAATCACTGCTTTTGGTGCTTGCCGGAGAAATCAGCCGCAGCGCATTGTGCAGCAGCATCAACTATCTGGCGGACAGCGGCTATTTGCATGTGCGGCAGATTGAAAGCAAATGCGATGCCAGTGTTTCGGATGTAGACTTAGAAGCTCTGGAAGTTAAAATGACACCGCAAGGCGTGCAAATACAGAGATGTGTAAGGCAAGACCCGCTGGTCAATATGTAAGGGGGGCAGAGCATGAGACGGCGGAAAAACAGAAGTCGAAGTAAAATCAGCCGTTTGCCGCCTGAAATTCGCAGCACGGTAGATGCAATGATACAGGCCACAGCCGATTTTACTTACAAGGATATTCAAGAATATCTTGCCGAGCAAAACGTCGATGTAAGCCAATCGGCGATCGGAACCTATGCACGAAATCTCATGGAAAGCTTAGAAGCACTCAATATGGCACAGGAGTCTATCAGAGCAATGATGGACACTGCGTCGAAAATTCCCGAGGTTGACGCTGTAGAAATTATCAACCGCATTGCAGGACAAAAGCTGGTTCAGGCGATTATCAGCAAGCCGGAAGAAGAATGGACGGAGCTTCGTCTTGACAAATTGCTGAAAGAAGCAAACGGAATGACGAAGGCAGTAGCATATAAGCAGCGCATTGATTTACAGAACAAGGAAGATGTAGAGGCTGCTGCAGACGAGCTGAAAGCAGAATTTTTTGCGGCTCTGAGTGCAGAAAATCCGGAGCTATATCGTCAAGTAGTGCAAGCGCTGAATCGACAGGTAAAGGGGATGCAGGAATAATGGCATGGTATGTACTGCAGGTGCTGACAGGCCAAGAACGGAACGTGTGCGAGGCTCTGCGCCGTAAGGGTGTGAAGGCTAGGGCTCCGGCACAGCACATAGAGATTCGGCGTCAGGGGCAATGGAAGAGTGAGGAACGGTTGCTTTTACCGGGCTATGTCTTTGTCGGTGTAGAATACAGTGCATTACTGTTTCACCTTGTTTCTCCGATTGCCGGCGTTATTCGCTGGCTTGGGATGGAGCACGGGGAACCGCAGGCGCTGGATACGAGAGAAGTATTGCAGTGGAAACTGGATAGAGCAGAAACACTCGAGCCGAGCAGGGTTCTGTTTCTGCCGGACGGTACATGGCATGTGCTTGACGGACCGCTGCAGGATTTTGCTTCTGATGTGATGCGCATGGAACGCAGACAGCGCCGGGCATTGGTGTGTACCCGTCTGGGCGGCAGCATACAGCGCATTCGGTTTGGTATTACCCCAGTGAAAGGGGGTGCGTGATGAAACAAAGAGAGAGCCCGCGCCGAAAGTTGATTCGGAAGATTTCTGGTGCGAAGCTGAAAGAACCGCCGGAACTGTGTGTACGCTGTGTGTGGGCTTTGCGGGAAAGCGGTCGGTCGGCTTGCCCTTTCCCCCGCTGCGTTATGATGAAAAAAGGCTGGCCGCTGCAGCCTAAATAATATTGTTTTGCAATGGTGTTTTTCTCACTTTGCAAAGCGTACAAAGAAGCCGGGAGCAAAACGGGGTTGATTCGTCCCCCGCAGCGTGATCGGTGGGCATAGAGAAATCAAAAACCGGGCTAAAAGGGTCGGATGGCGAAGCATGCCCGCTAAAATATCTCCCCTATTCTCCGGTGCGCACAAAATACCCTCTACAATCGGCTGAAAGCCTTTGCAAAACGTTGCAAGACCAAAGGTAGTATCCATGGCTATCAAAGGTCTTTTTTCATTCTAAGGGCAAATTAAGGGCTATTTTGAAGAAAACAAATAGGAGGCTATGCCGATGAGAAGCAAAACAGAGAGCGCTGAGGAACTTTTGCGAGGTATTGAAACGGCAAAACAACAGAACGAATACCATTTTGCAAAGGATTTGAAAATGCTGCTTGAAGCATACCCTAAAACCAGCAAGAAAAACTATTTGGCGTTGATCCAGGGACTGATTGACAAGTACACCGCGCAGGAAACAGCAACTGTGCATGCGGTTCTTATGCGAAAATGCCAGTCGGGAGACATCGATGCGATAAGACTGTGGATGGACATTCAGAAAGAAAGCGGGAGCGGCGCAGCGGAGGTGAACATTGTTGACAGCATTTAACGGCACTTCCTTGACAGTTGACCTGAAGGACGTGATCGGCCCGGCATTTTATGAATCACACCGGGCAATCCGAAGCGGGACAGCAGATACAGTGATTGAAGAAGGTGGACGCGGCAGCTTAAAAAGCTCGTTTTGCGGTGTTGAAATCATTCTGTGGCTGCTGCGCTGGCCGCGCAGCCATGCGCTGGTGATGCGGCAGGTTGGCAATACGCTTGCAGACAGTGTGGTTGCGCAAATTGAATGGGCCATCGGTATGCTGGGTCTGACCCATTGCTTTCAAGTGAAGAAAAGCCCGTATCAGATTATTTATAAACCGACAGGTCAGCGCATTTACTTCCGTGGCTTGGATGATAAAAACAAAATCAAAGGCATCAAAATGCCTTTTGGGTATATTGGAGCATTATGGTTTGAGGAGGCGGATCAGCTGCGCGAAGGTGAGGATGCAGTGCTGAGTGTGCAGCAGTCGGCTTTTCGAGGAACGGAAGGCAATCCTACCCTAACGCTGATCAGCTTCAACCCTCCGGCCAACAGCCGTAACTGGGCCAATCGATACGCTCGTGAGCGAGCGGCTCGCAAGCTCGTTCACCATTCGTCTTATCTGGAAGCGCCGAAAGCATGGCTGGGCGAACGGTTCCTGGCAGATGCCGAGTATCTGCGTAAGAAAAAACCGCTGAAATATCGACACATGTATTTGGGCGAGATGGTGGGCAGCGGTACGCAGGTATTTGACAACATCGTTCAGCGAAAAATTACTGCAAAAGAAATTGCAAGCTTCGGAAATATCATATCCGGCGTAGACTGGGGTTGGTATCCCGACCCTTGGGCTTTTAACAGGACGTATTACGAGGCCTCAAAACGCACACTGTATATTTTTGATGAAGCGCGGGCAAATAAGCTTACAAACCATATCACAGCGGGAATTGTAAAAGGCAAGGTGGCACCGGGAGAGCTGATTTTGGCGGACGGAGCAGAGCGTAAGTCTTGTGCGGACTACCGAGCCGCCGGATTGCGGTGCCAACATGCACGCAAACCACCGGGCAGCGTAGAGCAAGGTCTTCAATGGCTGCAGGGACTGGATGCTATCATAATTGACCCCGATCGCTGTCCATATACACTTCAAGAATTTGTGGAGTATGAGTATGACACAGCGCCGGATGGTACAGTACTGGGTACCTATATGGATACAGACAACCATCATATCGACGCAGTGCGATATGCCTGCAGCCGCATTTGGCAGAGAAAGGGTGCGTAAAAGATGACGCTGAAAGACTGGCTGCTGAAGAGATATCTGCCCAGCTGGGCAGTGCTCGAGTACCGCGATCGACTGGAGGCAGCACAGAAGCGTGTGCAGGAGTTGGAGACGGAAAACCATACCTTGCGAGCGTACATCAACGGAGTGGAGCGTGGGCTGCGGGCAAAGCAGGCGAAAATTGTTTTGAGAGGAGGGACAGCGGATGAACGCGATCGTGAGGGCGTTGTTTGACGACACTGCCATTACAGGTGAGCAGACAGCCGGCTTGAAGGATATCAGCACATCTGCCATGCAGGCGGCGGTGAGAGAATGGTTCGAGCTTTTCTTTATGCGAGAAACATCGAAAGACAAGGAAGAAGACCCGGCTCAGCGCATTCCCTATACCATCATCAACAAATTGACAAAAGCCTGTTTTGCGGAGTACGATTCCGGCTTTACAGAGAACAGCACAGGAAAAACGGTGTGGCTGGACGGGCAGCGCAGCCTGATCGACGCCGTAAAGCAGGACGTGCTGCAATGGGTCATGGTGGGCGGAGAAGGATTTTTGAAGCCTGCGCCGGATGGCGCGGGCAGTTTTTCTTACCGTGTAGTGCGGCGGGATCGGTACAGTGTACTCGCGCGGGGACCGCATGGCATTACGGATGTGCTTTTGAGCGAACGCAGCCGGGTGGGTTCCAGCTACTATACCTTACTCGAGCGCCGAAGCGTAGATGAAAGTGGCTATCTGACAATCCGATACAACCTGTATATGTCGGAAAGCAGTGAAACGCTGGGCCGCGAGGTGCGGCTGGACAGCCTGCCCCAATACTCGCAGCTTACGCCGGAGCACACCTACAGCATGCCGTTCGGCGGGCTTGGCATGACGTATATCCGCATGCCCATGGCCAACAACGTGGACGGAAGCCTCGATGGGGTGAGTGTGTACGAAGGCGCTGTGCAGTTGATTCACAATATCTATAGGAACGAGTATCAGTTGGGGCGTGAATTCGAGCTGGGGCGCAGCAGAATCGTGGCAGGAGCGGATATGCTGGTGATGCCGCGGCCGGATGGCGGTGTCATGCAGATTAAGGACGATATCTTTGTCGGTTTGGATGGCAGCGGCGATACAGGTTTGACAATCTTTTCCCCGACGCTGCGTGATGAGAGCTTTGAACGCCGCAAGCAATCTTACCTCAAAGCGTGCGAAAATATTATCGGGCTTAAACGCGGAATCTTGTCGGATGTAGAGGCAGCAGAGCGTACCGCAAAGGAAATCAGCAGCAGCGAGGGCGATTACAGCCTTTCAATGATTGACCTCCAGCGGATGTGGTACGATGCACTCATGGAAACGCTGCGTATTACAGATTTGTGGGGGCAGGCCCTTGGGCTGTGTGACGCTCAGACGGTGGATTTGAAGAAGCTGGTGAGTGTAAGCTGGGGCAATGGCGTATTGTACGACGCGGACAAAAATTGGCAGGAGACGATGGAATTGGTTCAGGCCGGGATGCTTAAACCTGAGCTGGCACTGGCGAAGAAGTACGACCTGCCTTGCGAAACTCCGAAGGATTTAGCGGCAATTCGTGAGAAGTATATGCCGGAAATGGCGCAGCTGACCGCTCATGCAAGCGTGAGGTGATATCATGGCATTGACACCGGAAGAGATCGACGGACTGCGGGAATTGATCGTGTCCATTTACGGCCCTATCGCAGAGGAACTGCTGCGCGACCTGTGCCGGTGCATCGCTGCGGCCGGTGGGGTGACGTCCGGCGCCGAGTATAAACTGCTGCTGGCAAAAAGTCTGGCCGGAGCGGATAACGTGATTGAGGACACGCTGCGCAGACAAACGGATCTCACCGATGAGGCGGTGGAGCAGCTGATGCAATGGGCGGCTGAGAAAACCGCGCCGCTAGAGAATAGCGAGAGCCTGCGGAATATCGCCGACGCCTATGTCAAGGTGACGCGCAACGAAGTGACACATGTGTTGGGCGAGTTGGCTGCCGCAGACGTGGACGGCCGGGTATACCCGATCAAAGACGTATACCGGCGCACGATGGACTATGTGTTCCGACAGGTTTCCAGCGGGGCAAAGACACCGGAGCAAGCCGTGCGCCGTGCGACTCTGAGACTGTGGCAGCGGGGCATCCGCACCATTGAGCGCTCGGACGGGCGGAGTTTTTCCGTCGAATACATGGCA